GGGCATAATTTCCGGACGGAAATATTACCCGATTTAACATTTTGTTTTTAGTCTCGTTTTGTAAATTATAAATCAAATTTTTCCATAATATCTGAAGAACTCAAAAAGAGTTCTCACATCAAGATAACTGTCTTGCTTTCATAAAAAACTTTCATACATCTTTCCATTTATATTAGTTTGTTAATTAACCGGGTTTTCGTAATCATGGTCACCCAAATCAGCATACGAATACGAAATGCCATTTTTATTGGTTGAAATCCAGACTCCTCCCAATGATATGAATTCATAAACACCAGGCTCTGTTATATGAGCCTTATTGCAATAATGGTATTGACCGTCAACCAACTCCATATCATTAAATCCGTCCGATGTCACAACTGACACATAGCCATATGTGCTCCCTGAAGAATTATTATATATGATCAAGGATATTTTCATACCCACACATTGGGCAGAGCTGGGAAGCATGTATTCACTTTGGCCTATTCTACTGGGACGCCCATTGCCAAAATCCGAACCAAAATTGGGGTTCAGGTAAAAGTAGCCTTCATTGGAACTAAACCCATGTATCTTTATGAATGCCGCTGTCGCTGTAATTTTTCCTTGAACATTGACTTCTCCAGTCTCACCATCAATGCTACAAGTGACATTTCCATTCTTATCCCTTGCCAATACGTTCTGTACCACCAAATCATCCACAAGGATTTCATCAGCACGTATTTTTCTCGCTAAAGCCATATCCATAGCTACAAACATAAACTGCTGTGCCGCCTCCCAATTCGCATCACCGTCTATCGAGGTGGGTGCGACAGTGACAGAAGTACCGTATGCCCGTACCCTGAACGGAATGGTGCGATTGTTAAATGTGGCCAGTACGATGTCATGGTAATCTTCATTCCACACATACGTGTTACCTTTGGCGAAAAAACCTCTCGGACGCGGCTCACTGGCATCTCGTCCGCTTGAACCGTCATAACTTACACCCACGGACATCTCGGCTATAAAGCTGTCATTCCATGCCGAAGCGTCCGCCTGGCTCTGATAACAGCGGACTGAAAACGTTGAATACCCTGCAGAAGCATTGACCGTAATCTCGGATGCCCTCGAAGGTCCTGCGATGGCGCTCCATATCCCGTTGCTGTAGCCTCTCGCTGCCAGATATCCGTCCGGATAAGTCAATGTGGCGCTGCCGAGCGTCCGCTTGGCATAGACCCGAAAAGCTGAAGGCACCAAAGACCCGGCACTGCTCACCCGTATATTGCTGCATGTACTGATGAGATAGACCATGCCGCCGTCTGATGTCAGTTGTTCCCATTCGTCGGTGTTCACTTCTTCGGTAATAATATAACCGTAGGACTTGCCGCCGTTCTGGGTCTGAGTGATTCGCCTCCCGTCATGAGTTTTCTGAGTCCATAGAGGTGGATTCGATGTATCAACCTTTGAGAGCCAGGAGCGACTCCCCATCGTACAGATGGTGAGCTTTTTGTATGGAGTATTAGCGGTTCTCCACTCACCGCCAGCCTTGACGGATTCGCCGTCACCGCCAGGTTTTCCAGGATTACCGTCGTTGCCGTCCACAACCATGGGTATAGTTTCCCGGTCCACGACCTGCCCACCCACGTAGAACACGAACTGCAGCTGCGTCGTGAAGTTCTTCGGGGAAATGGCCGTGCCGTTCTGTATCTCGACCTCCGAACCACCGTCCTTACTGTATTTCAGCACACCGTCAGTCGTGATGGAAGTGCTACCGCCTACAGACTTGGTGCGTGTACATGACACGCTTGCTACACTATAAGTGCCGTCCTTCCGTTTGCTTACCGATGAGACGGAAGGCACCAGCCTATAGAGTATCGCATCACTGCCCGGATTACCGGCACGTACACCGGCAATGGTGAACACCAGCTCACGGCTTATATCCGTATCCTGTACCGTAGCCGTAACGGTTATCCTGACCTCTGAGCGTGCAGGCATCGAAATGCCGGAAGCCACGGTAAACGCTATCACACCCGTATTGACATTGTAGCTCTCCGTCACACCGGCAGGGGTCACGCATGATATGGACTTGAGCTGTAGTTTCTTCGTACCATACCACATGCCGACGGTTGTATTGAGTACGGACTGCGAAACAGTCTTTCCCTCGTATGTCAACGCCACACTCTCCATCTCATTGTCGAAATCGGCTACAATGGCCGACTCGCCGTCAAAGCCCCACTTGGCCCAGATGGCGGCCGGACTGAACGCGCTCCATACACCGTCCTTCTTAGTTCGGCAGCAAGCCCACTCGTATGGCAGGCTCTCGCTCACCCCTATCGGGTCATCATGCCAGCCGGACGGCACGTAGTCATCAGTCTGTGATGTGGCAGGGGTTGCCGGAGCGATATTTTCCGCAGTATGCTTAAAAATCCATTCATAATCCCTACCGTCACGCCCGTCCTGGCCGTTCTCCACCAGCAGCTCATACTCAGCGGTATTCAAGTCCCCGGTAATGGTATAACCGTAGGACTTGCCGCCGTTCTGGGTCTGCAGGATACGGCGCCCCTCATTGGTCGTCTGAGTCCACATCGGAGGATTGTCGGTACCATCAGGAGCGACACATAAAAACACACGTCCGGCCATCTTGGTAATACCCATGTAAGGTATATGCTTGCCGGTCTGCCAGTCACCGCAATTGGTAATGCTTGTACCGTCTGCACCCTTGCTGCCAGTCACACAGATGGCGTTCGTTGTGGTGCTTGTACCATCAGTAAAGACTATCCTTGTCCGGGTCCAGATATACCATCCGTTTTTCCACGCCGGAGAGTCTGTCTGCCACTCGCCTCCGGTTGTGGTGGCCGATGAAGAGGAAAGGTAGTATTCTTCGGTAATGGACTTGATGCCCTTGCCGTCGGCCCCCTGCCCACCACTGATACAAGCCGCTTGGGTGTACTTGACTTCGCCATCAGAATAGACAATCTTCGTCCGCGACCAGATATACTTGCCGGCTTCCCATTCAGGGGAGGTAGTCTGCCAACCGTCCACCGGGGCAATGACATTAGACACCGATATCGCGTATTCCACATCGGTAGACTTGATACCCTTGCCGCTTTCTCCCTTGGCCGCATATTTCAGCCAGTCGGCATTGCCGTCTGCCGGTTCTGTAGACGTGCCTTTCTCATTGACACATATCCATGAGCTGCCGTTATGCGTCACCTCATCATAATAGGCATACTTCTCACCCTTTTTCCACGTACCTTTAAATAGCGGTACCCGGAAAGCCTCGCCGGTGATGTCATCCACCTGGAATATCTTGCCGGACATGATGACGTGGCGAAAAACAGCCGAGTAGTTGTCAGCCGGAATACCATGTACAGTACGACCTTTCTTCTTGCCAATCCACGACATCTCTTGTGCCGGCTCGACATCCCAGGTATTGGCGTGGTCGAAGAAAGTGATGCAGTTGTTGCCGTTAACCGTATCAATCAGGATGTACGTCTGCCGTTCCGGGTCTGTAAAGTTACCCGTCTGGGCAAGTACCATCGCATCCCCCGGCTTCCAGTCGGTACCCGGTTTCGGCGTCATGACGAATGTCTTGGCAGTGTAATCGGCAGAAGTCACCCGGAACTTCATCTCCTCGAACCCCTGCAACTTGCCTTCGGCGTTCTTGGTGACGAAGTAGGTGGTCAGAATGTCATCGACAAACTGGCTCAGCCCGTCGGCATCGGTCAGGTCAGGGGTTATGGTATAGCTACCGTCACCGTTATCGCTCCATTCCTTGACCGTACACCCACCTCCGGGAGAGGCACACATCCTGCCTTTGAAATAGGTCACACGGTTATAGGCTACTTCCGGAAAAAACACACGCTTGCGGAAAATGCCCTCTTCCATTTCAAGGATGCCATTCTTATCGATACACCCTCCGGAAATACCGCTGATGAACTCGCCGAACTTGACCCAATCTCCGAAGGTTATGGGGAAAGGAGTGCCGTCAGCTCGGTCTTTGTGAAGGAACACCTTTGATAATTCTTCGATGCTCATTCCTTGTTGAATGAGTTCAAGAATGCCAATAAATGTCCGTCCAACCCTCTCTGCGGTATTCTCTCCCTCAGAAGAGGCGTTCCTTATCTGTAGAGCAAGTTTCCTTAATATGTCAAGTGTATCAGGCATTATTCACCAAGTACTCTAAAAGTTACACGATTAGCATTAATCCCTCCATTTCCCCTATACAGCGGAAAGTCTTTTTTGTTATCATTCAAATACCGAACACATTCTTTCATATACCTATCAGCAACAGAGAAAGCATCATTATAAGCCATAAGTTTCTCCTTAAAATCAGAACGCGACGAATACTCGTTATCTTTATTGACAAATCCAAAACGGGTGACATTTCCATCTCCATTTTTCACGATACGAGCATAGGTATAATATGCTAATGTCGTTTTCAGCCCTACAAAGGAACGTTTGCCTCCACATTCTATGGTATAAGAACTACCATTAAGCAACTCACTATAATTTTCCGGATGTTCTTTCACATCTAAGAATAAAGCATCACCCAAAGCTGACTTCAAATCAATGTTCTCCGACTCCCGAATATATGCCTCTATCTTTTCCGTATCGATGTGTATTGACATCGTACGAGCCAACTTATAGACCTCATCTGTTGTTATTAGACATCGCAGCATTTCTTATATATTTAAGAGGTTGTACACTAAAGTCATTGGAAGGATTGAGAGGTTCATACCAATGCGCAAAAATTTTCTGAAAAGCCCGTTCAATCATGCGTTGTTGCTTTGACACAATAGAGTTATAGTATTCAAAAGCATCTTCCAATATATCCCCAGAAAAACCAACCTTACCAATCCGGATACAATACCAAGGCTCCTGCCCGAAAGCCGAATAAATACGTTCAACCACACTGGCATCAGTAACGGTAAACTCCTTATCATAATTTTTAGGACTAATATCCACAAACTCCGGTTTTTCTTCATCAGATTCCAAGGTTACCTCTAAGACCTTTGTCGCATTGGTGTCTCCTTGTAATTGCACGATAGTATCAGAAAAACCAGTATCTTCATTAGTCCTATCCTCTTTTATAGGATTTCCGTTTTCATCAAAACGTACCGAAGAAGCACCTTTCTTTGTAATTATCATCCCGGAAGGCATGAAGTTACAACGCACATTACGATACTTCACATTGGCTAATCCCTCATCCGTACTCATTTCCGTAATCACACGGTCAGCTCTTCCGATAGGATACACGAATTTCCCTGTGTTGCTAATCCATAGTATCTGCCCCTTATAGTTTTCAATCCCTCCGGCAGCCCGAATTTGCGCATAGACCACCTCCTTACGTGGATTAAATACATCTATAAACTCCACATTTTCTGGTATTACCTTTATGGCTTTTCCCTGACGGGTTTTCTTTCCTGTCCAATCCGGATGAACTGCGATTTTTGCGATATATCCGGATTCATCCTCCTCCAACAAACGGCAATTTTCAAAGGGGATGTGCTGTACTTCCACTATATCTGCGAACATATTATAATTAACATGTATCGCCATCCCATCGTAATCAGCAACATCCTTGCAGACGAAAGCATGGATGTCATCTGCCGTATCTCCACGGCGGTTAACCACATATTCAGAAAAAGCAACCTCACGAAACCCATTTCCCTCTATGAAATTGGCATAACGTTCTGCACATTCGCTACCCGTTGAACTCGCAGCGATGATATTTCTTAGATGTTGGGGATATAAATTATCATCACCGTAGCTTTGGATGCCAAGATTACGTAAATAGCCCGTGTCAACACGCCTATTACTCTTCTTCTTTAATTCATTTACATTCATCGTTCCGTGAGGTTATTCTTTATTTCACCGTTTCTACGGCTTCTATAGTCTGCTTAGAGTCAACTACAGATTGAGCCTCTTTAATATGAGCATCCAATACTTTAGCTGTAACTTTCTTCCCGTTCAGTTTATAAGTCTTGAACGCATCTCTCACAATCTCAGAAGTAGCACCTTCCACTTCAAAGGCTTTCACCAATTCTGAAACCAAAGTTTCATCCAATGGTAAAGCAGGACTCATCCGTCTTTCAACCCTTTTCTCCCAATCGGAAGGCGTTGAAGCAAAAAAGACTATCCCTTTAGGATTTTCCGCAAGATACCTTTCTGCCGCTTCGTCAGTAAGATTGTTGTTGGTGTACATTTCACTACTTCCAAAGCCTACTTGGAGCAATACACCATTTTTCAATGCATAACTTGATTTTTCTTTCATTTTTCCATATCTTTTTAAGTACGAATACATTTCAATCACAGCGTCACGATAGCAATCACCACATGAGGTCTTGGTAAATGTCCTACCAAGAACTTCATGAAACATCAGTTCAATGTCTGATTTATCAGAAGAAGAAAGGGAGACCTTATCCCCCAATCTCTTCAACTTATCAACCATCTCCAAGACAAGCATATTCCCTCCTATGCTGCCGGTTCAGCCGTCAAAGTGTTGACAGCAGTCTTAGTTGCTTCATAACTCGTCTTGAACAAGAATAATGCAGATTTAGGCGTTTTCTGCTCTTCCAAGGTAACAGCCCATCCACCTTCAGTATCCTCGCTATACTTATCGTTGTCGATAGCTGTAGCTGTAAGCCCTTGGTAGTAACCATACACCTGAAAAGCGGCATCACCAGGGTTTCCTTCTTTCTGTAAACCCTTATATTTATTCTCCAACACCACAACATAGGTACCGTTAGCCAATCCGTCAATAACATCAGCGCATACATCCGGGTCGTTTGCCAATATCACAATCGCGACAGTATTGGTAAACGAACTACGATATGTGCCAGCCACTAATGAGGTCTTTGTACCCGTAAATGGATTTTTACCAGGAACAACAACCTTATAAGCCTTCTTCCCGGTTTTCATAGCCAGCGTTTCAATCACATTCTTTTTTGTAGAATTGAATACTGTGGCTGCAAAGTCCACATCCGCACGATTCATTATTACCCCTTCCTGCTCCAATCCTTGTACTACTGGATCATCACACGACGGAACAATATCTTTCTTTAAAATATCATCACATACTCCCATAGAATACCTCCTTTTGTCAATATGCTACTTGCACCAAGTTGTCCTCACCAATCATAGAACCGAGTTTACCAGTAGAATAGATATAATTCTTACGGGGTTTTCTTTCAAACCAGATATCAAGGTCAGATATCGGGTTATCGCCTTCACAACCGTACATTAAATTGTCCGGAGAACATAGAACCGCACGGTGAGGAAGGTTCAGTTTCGTTTTATCGTTCTGATACGCTTGAATAAATCTATCCCAAATAGAACATTTTACGACCGTAACGCCGTCATACTCTCCTACTTCAAGGCCGTCAAAAATGACCGTCCAAGGCATAATAACCTTATATTTCTCCCTCACATCACGTGACAAAGAATCACATAATGATTTTGTAGCAAAAATTGCATGTCCGGACTTCTGGAAAATACGGCTATCCGCATCTTCAAGCATCGTGTCAAACACAGATGTAGCAGCCCCCAATTCTTTCATCTTGGACTTCTGCAAAGCATAAGATGCTTCAGAGTTGGCTGATATAACGGTATGCTGACCGGAATTCTCTGCACATATGGCAAACAGGCGTTTAAAGAAACCGTCACATGTCTTGAACAATTCTACATTCAATCCATCCGTAATTTGACCGGAACCGTCAATATTAGCGGCATCCTTGTCTCCAAACCAAGTGAAGCGCCATAACATTTTCATCATTGCTTCCGTCAGTTTTGGAAGGACAATCCCATCCATATATTCAGTAGAAGTAAGGTCCGCAATATTGGTACCGGTCTTCAAGCAGTACTTTGCAATAGTATTCTCCAAATCCTCATAGCACATTTCCAACGGAACTTGCCAGTCGCCAATTTCCCATACTTTCTGGGCGGCAGCGATAGCCACTTTTTGATATTCAGGGTCACATCCGGCACCTGCGATACCTACATCCTCCATCTCACCGATGAAGCCAACTTTCTTGCCATTGGTCACTTTAGGCATGAACGTCATAAAACGCTCCATATCCTCATTTTGAAAGACTGTCAGTTCAATCAAGTCTTTCAAATCCTTCACCGCCTGATTGTCTGGCGTCAATTTTGAAAAATCTAAAATAGGCATACTCAATTCTCCTTTCTTTACTTTTTAGTTCTCTTCTCCCTTTCCTCTCTCAACTTTCTTTGAATAGGTGTCTCCTCTGCACTTGCTTGTGTCTCAACAGTATTCTTGAAGGATTGGGTACGCAAAGAGACTCTATAGGTTGAACAATGTTTTGCTAGCCAATTCTCACCTCCTGCCATCTTTACAGCATTCAGTATCTTATTGTCCTCAACTGTACGGGCATTGGTTTTCAATGCCGCATTTTCCTCTTCAAGTTCTTCAATGCGCGCCTTTAAAGCTTCAATCTCCTCGTCACCGTTTGCTTCTTCCGGGTCTTTGATTTCTGTAATCACTCCGTCTGTTACAATGATAGTCTTACCATCGGGCATAACATGCTCGCCATCGGGGGATGCCGCATCTCCCACCTGCGGTTCTCCTTCTTCACGTTCCACCGTCAGTGTATTACCTTCGGCATCTGTCAGTTCCATAGATACTACCGGAATGTCTTCTATCTTCTGGTAGCCACATTTCGCAAGCAGTCTGTCAATGATAGATTGCTTTACCGTTACTTGTTTCTCTTTGTTCATTTTCTCACTATTAAGTTTATAATCAGTTCCTTTTGCTGTAGTCGGTATAAGAACATCAGATATAAATCCAAGTTGTTTTGCAACCTCACCGCCAAACCATGCCTCCTTGTTCATCTGGACCTCCAAAATGGTCGATTCAACTCCTGTCCGTTCAACATATACAGCCATCATCTTATCCTTTTCCGCTTCCAGACTTGATTTGATGGATTCTATAGTTTCAAGGTCCAATAAATCATCATATCTTGCCAAATATGGTTTGTGGATGAGAAACTTTGCATGAGGATAAGCTTTTCTGCGTTCAAGTGGAGCAGAAAGCAAAATGATGGTAGCCATAGAAGCACATCGTCCAACAACGGTACAAGATATTTCCTTGCCCGACGCACGTAATGCATCATAAATAGCATACCCCTCAACCGTATCACCGCCGCACGAATGGATTTCAATGTCAATTTTAGGGTCAGCCGGGTCAAGCCATGAAAGGAAGTATTGGATATCCGGAAACGAAAGCCCCTCGTCACCGGTCAAATACCAATTTTCCATTTTATCCTTATCAGCTACAATGTCCTTGTTAATGTATAATTTAGCCATATCACATAATTGTTTGTAACAAAGGTAGAAAACATGATACGGCTTGAAGAAAATAAGAAGTCTATTCCACTGACACGCTTTGTCAGCAACTTTTTCAAAACAAAAAAAGAGCGGAATAATTCCGCCCCCCCTAAACATCCACCTTACTTGAGAACTTATCTATTATCCGATAAATTGTCCTTTCCGCAATATTATACTCATCGGATAAATATTGCATGATATAAGTCTTTTTATGTCCCTCCTTTGACAGACGGACATATTCTTGATACACGGGAATATATTTCACATCCCCGACATCAAGCGAAGCATCCCCCATCATTTGAAGAAGACTCTTATTCAATATCAATAGTTCATATGCTTTCATATACTACCAAGATTTTCAACGTACTTAACCCTATTAGCAACAGAGGTAAACTCTTCCACAGAAACCACCGGAGCAGGCGCCATCATCATACCTTTTGCAACAGCTTTGGCCAGCATGTCCTCTCCTAACGCCTGATTGGAAGAAGCTGTTACATTAATGGGAATACCTCCTCCTATCTGATTGAAAGCCGACAATAACGGAGCAAACATCGAGGTTGCAGCAGCCGTCATTACACTTTCACCGTTGGACAACATAGCAGGTATGGAATCGCTTGTACCGGAACCTGGCCCTTCAACTTTACCTCCTTGTGCAAATTTAGCACTTTTCACCGATTTCATAGCCTTTCCCATAACAGTAGTTACAGATGCCACTACAGTACCTATCGCAGCAAGCATGTCAATCCATGTTGCAGATGAGCGGGTAGCTGTTTCTACGGCTTTGGCAATGGCTACCCCTTGTGCGATAGAAACCTCCGCAATAGCCAGTATTTTCGCCAACTGGGCCATATTCTCGTTATCTCCTGCCGCTTGTTCCAACAAATCAGAAAGATTCCCTGCCAAGACAGAAAGGGATTCACCTTTATTTTGCTGCATCTCCACTTCCTTGTCAATGACCGCCTGCTTTGCATCCAAGTATTCTTGGTCTGCAGCAAGCTGTCTGGCCCGGAATTCGGCATCACTCTCCTCTTCCATCCGTCTCAAGCTGTCTTTCAGTTCAAGCTTCTGCTGTTCCTGCATACGAAGAAGCTCAAGTTCACTATATCCATTCAATTTAGCTTCTGCCAATTCATTATCCAATCGAAGTTTGAGTGCATCAGCTTGTTTCTTTGCTGTATCATTCTCATGTTGAACGGACAAATCATCAATCTCTTTATTGTACTTCTCCGTGACAGCAAGCTTCATCTGTTCAGTAAGCTCTTTCTGACGAAGTTCTACGTCACGTTGGACAACAAGTTGCTGTATTTTGAGTTGGTATTCTTGCTCACTTCCAGCTTTTACGGATTCAAGTTGCAGAGAGATTAGTTTCTGCCGGTTCTCCACCTCCTTCATCAGTTGTTCTTCCGATAATTGCTGTAATGCATCATTTTTTTGCTGTTCAAGTGCAATAATCTGATTATTTATAGCTCCACGTGCTTTCGTTGTAAGGTCTTGTTCCTCAATCAAGCGAACACGCAAATCTTCTATTTGACGAGAAAACTGACGTTCTATCTCAATGGATTGTTTCTCTCTACTGTCCTTAACCAGCTTAAGCATTTCATCCTCAGCCTTACGAATTTCTGAAAGTTCTTTTTCTTTTACAACTTTAGCCTTATCTACTGATTCTTTCCGCATCGCATTTATTTTATTCTGGGTTTCCTTATTACGGGTATAGCTCTCCATTTCCTTTTGAGCTACGTCCGAAAAAACTTGAGAGAATTCCTTTAAATCTTTCACTGTACTTTCTGATATACCCAATCGGCTAATAACCTCATCAGCCGTTATTGCACCTTGTGCCATATCATCAAGCAATTTATTAGCTTCACCAGTAAGTTCTATTTGCCCAAGAAGATTTGCCAATTTCTTTCGGCCAATATCAATGCTTTCCTGCTGAAGTTTATTTTCCATATCGTATGCTTTTGTAGCCGCATCAGTACGCTCTTTCAGGCTTTTTGTAGTATCATCCGCAATGAGCTTCAATCTTTCAATCTCAGAGCGACTTGCCGCACGCTTCATATTAAGCATTGTTTCCGATTTCTCTAACTGTTGCAATGCATCATTCAGTGCCCACGCTTGTTTCGCATCATTTGAAATTTCTTTTCCAATACCGGAAAAACTATCCTTCATATCCTTTGCTGCGCCAGAAAAATCACCAGAGAAGAATTTAGCAATAGCTCCACCAAACTTTGCAATCCGGTCTATAATCACATCAATAATTGCCCCAAAAGAGGACATTACATTAGAAAGAAATTCAGTACCTTTTTGCGTTTTAGCCAACCATGCGACCAATGAGCCCAACAAAACAACAATAGTCCCAATACCAGTGGAAATTAGTGCAAGTTTCAACACTTTTAAAGCTGCAGATAACAAATTACTTGTTATAGCCGCTGCTTTTTGAGCACCAGAGAACATATTCGCAGTGACCGTTCCTGCTTTGTACTGGACTGTTATTTTAACCAATTCATCCTTCAAACCACCAACAAATTCCTTTGTACCTCGCAAGACGCTAACGCCACTGCGCAATATGGAAACAAAAGGTACTTGGGCTTCTGTAGCCTGAAGTATCGCATCTTTATAATTACCCACATTCCGATAAAAGCGCTGCGTTTCTTCTTCCGCACCTTTCAGTTCATCGGTAATGGCATTTATCTTATCTTGCAGCTCTTTGCCTTCGCCCCCCTCACGCTCTACACGACTTAATCTGTCATAAGCAGCGGTAAGATTGGAAAGCTCAGCCCGCAACCTAACAAGGCTTCCTTCCATCTCTGTCTGCTCTTTACGTTCATTTTGAATTTGTTTATTCAGTACACGGATGGCATCTGTATATTGTTGGGTAGCAACCCTATTTTCGGTTAATTTAATATTATATTCCTCCCTACTCATACGGCCTTTCTTCAAATCCTCCTTAAGAGTTTGTTCTACTTTTCGAAGTATATCCAACTGCGTACGATACTCTGCTATTTTACGGATAGCATCATCATACTTTACCCGAATTTCCAATATTTTTTCACTTGTATTGTCTTTCATAATTATACCTCCAATTGTAACAATTTACATTCACATATTCCCGTATCTTCTGCCTTAATGGAAATAATGGCATAATATCTACCATATTGGGCCAAGTAAATTGGAACAGTCATATCCAAGTCTCTCAACTCAATATCATTTATTTCTATCTTTTCTGTGATTACTTTAGGCATATAAATGACCTCACTATAACTTTTGTAATAAGAGTTAATCACAGAAGAAAAATCAAGTTCCTCAAATGTTCCTTTCAGAACATCTGTATCATCTGTACAAAGTAAAATTCTTGGCTCCACTTTCTCTAGAGAAGATTTACCATCACTGTCATACTTATATAACTTTATAGACGCAACGCCACCTGCCATATCAGTACCAGCAAATGGAAGCGTAAGAATATCACGCTCTGAATCCAAAGTGTAATCTAATACTTGTAATGCTCCATCATAAGAGCCATTAACCGTAGAGTCTTCTTTGTAACGCAGATAATTCAGCTGTGCGAAATCATTCAGCCTATATTCCAACATATTAGGTTTATTCTCCTTATAAGTAGCAACAACCTTTTTTGTCCAATCATATGCTCTTGTTTCATTTTCTTTAATAGTATCTACAGAAACAAACTCAATGGAATTTGAATCATTCTTACCAGGAACAGCAAAAACACCGAGAATTGCAGCAACAGCTTTAATAAAATCTATCTGTTTTATTTCGGGCAAATTTGCAATAATCGGGAAGTGCCCATATCCTGCATTTATCTCATCATCTATCGAAGGCATCACTTGATCACATATAGCTGTAATGCTAAATGAATTATCCATAGATATACCACCATCATCAATCCACCCTGCGTCAAGTAATCCAAACAAAATCTCCTTACTTTCCTCTAGCGTATCTGTCTCTATATCTGTAAAATCAAAATAGATAGTATAACTATTTGTGTTATGCCTCTCAATCTTGCTATAATCTATAGTTGCAATATCGACTCTTGTATCATCATCCATAATGTAATAAGCAACCAGACATGCTCCATTAGGGTATATAGAAGTGGATACATCAAACGACACATTACCATTCATCAAAATCTTCATATTCGGAGCATTAAGTTTAAAGCCTTGAATATAAATTTTTCCAGAACTACTTTTAAACTTGGTTATAGTCCCATAATAGCTTGAAAATGACTTATCTGCAAAATACAATTTTTCCGGTTCTCCCTTATCAAGACGTCCATGTACATAGTAACTAAACTCTGCATGTAATGCATTTTTTGCAGCATAACTTCTGCTATCATTACGAGTTAATAAGGGTACAAACAATCTACTTAACATAAAAGCGCGATTAGCAGGAAACGTAAAAGTGACACCATTATCTTTCATAATTTGTAACAAAATCCAGGTAACCTTACACCCCGGATGATACCACCCTGTTGTATCTTCCCGCCGTATACCATAGTCTACTTTAGGAATAAAAAAATTACCGGAAGCATCCCCTTCAAAAGAACCTACTTTCCAAAATACATGATAATCTGGAAAATCATCATCAGCAATGACCTCATAATTGTGTCTATCCTTCAAATCACGTAGCGTTTTATTTCCACTTATAATATTTGCAAATCTAGAGACATTACCCCATGAAAGAGCAAATTCAAAAACATCCGATGTAGACAATAAGACCGCAGTTGCGTTATTGAGTATCTCTATCCCGTTACGAAAATAACGAGCATTCAGTTTAATTCTAGGATAAACGATGTCGCATGAAGGTAAATCAGCATGCATGATTGCACACTGATTACGTATAGTATTCGGAAGTTTGATAGTATAAGAATTATTACTTATAATCTTACTCAAATCCGTAAATATATTACTTTTGAAATTGAGCGTTACTTTGGTATCATCATCCAAATCCATCAGTTTATCACCAATGAATAGCATATCGTTTCTCATAAGCTTTGTACTCTTGTTTCTGGTAATATGATTGTTGCTACGAAATCCTGTAATACAGCTCTTGTCTTATTGAAATTACCAACAGATACATTCACCGCCTTCCAGCTATCAACTCCATTCACATTTTTACCTGCATACATATCAACAACGGGTGACAACGCGAGTTGAAACAAGAAGTCAAACGTTTCAGAGTCCACTAAAGGAGCACACACCAACAATGTATTCTCTTCTGTTTTTCTCTGCTTACGTCCTGAACCTCCATGATAGCCATTAACATAGTTATAGTCTTGCATATTATTACGAATGAATTCACCATCATTGGCAATTTGTTTGCTCTCATCACCACGTTTAAACAACCAATAGCAATAAAAGCCATGACGATTTATCCAACGTAAATAAATTCCATCCGTGCATTCATCAACTAAAAGCCTCACATTTGCGGCCACATTCGTCAATGCGTGAAAAGTAAAGTCAAAGGTATTATCGAATACACTTGCTCTCGTACTAGTTCCAGGGAGATTCAAAACAACATCCCTATTCGCATCAATACCCTGCAAAGTAAGATTATACACTTTGCGGTCAGACAATATGATGGACGGCAAAACTTGACCGTCAGCAGTCACACTAACAGTACCGGCCCCCGCAGTGTACATACCGACCGTAAATGGTAAGTTCCTAAACCATGTTAGAATACGGTCACCATTATATCTTTCGCCGACTTTCATTGCGCCCCAAATAATAAAAGTATTAAACTGGAAACTTTCTCCGATAGTGCTATCAGACGTATACATATCCACTTCAACAGAGAACAGACGCCCAAGCTGACTATCTTGTGGAATAGAGGATTGATAGTCAATCTTGCCAAACTCCGTTGCATCAAAAGCCGATTGCATATAGAAAGACAGATCAAAGAAACATGCGGTTTTAAATAATGCACGTTTTTCCTTATATTCCTTTCCGGTAAGTACGTCGGTTATCGTTACTTCCACCCATGCCCAAGTATATCCACTAATATTTATCACTACCGGATTGAAACAGAAAGATATTTCATCCGGATACTCGATTGTAGTATTTCCTATCTTATGCGTCCTCATTACTATGCAAATTTATATGTTGTACATCGTTCAGAAAAACACCAAACACACGGTCCATAATATCCCGTATCGCTTGTGTAACACTCGTTGAATATATATCCTCATGCGTTCCAGAGTGATAAAGCCTAGTACCCTCATTTGCAATCTTACGAGCTACGAGATAAGCAAACGATTTAGGTTTTTCTACTTGAATCCTCTTATCCACCACCCATTGCTGAATTATTTGCCAAAAACCTTTTGGGATTTTTCCCGGTCCGCGTCCTGTTTCCAGAACTCCAAAAGCCTGTCTACCGAATAAAACACCATGATTATCATCTACTACGACATGCAGGCTCTTGATGGTTCTTCCGCTTGCACGCTGTCCAGCTTGTATATGATTCTCAATGATACGCTGCCGAAGTTTATCCAACTCCTCGTTCAGTATATCTTTAACGTCCTTTCTTCTGTCTTCCATAACTAACACATGGGTACTCCTTGAACCTCTTTCAGTTTCAATTCTATTACTATTCCAGTAACATTTACATCCAGCTTATCATAGAAAACGGAATAAGGGACTTCATCGCTTACCCACTCAAACAGCCCGCTCCTATTCAACTCACGGATAAATTGAACTGCATACCCTTTGCACCTCTCAATAACCTCATCATTCTCCACCCCGTCAAAATCAAACGCCGTCTTGTCTACAAAAGCAATCATGCAATTTGGGCAATCTCTTAACTGAGTCCTTGATATGACGAACTTCCCAGATGCAGGAAGCAGATTTATAATGGCCGGCAATGGCATCTTATCCAGCCGAACGTTGGCGGTCACCCAGTTATCAAATAAATAGGTAACTCCTTCCAGCTTCTCTGCGATAGAAGCGATTTTCCTTTCTACACTTATATTCATTGCTTATTCTGATATATTTCTCGTAATCGACGTTCATAACGTATTTTCTCCGCATCCATATCAAGACACTTGTACACTCTTACCCATGGAACACTCTCTACCTGCTCATGGTCAGTTATCCCCATACGGGTAGCATAGTAATCCACCAAGCCAAACAACCCGAACGAAAGCTTATCCACTCCGGCACGTCTTTCTTCCGGAGTCGGTACTACGCTCGTAGTTTCAAAAAGCTTGGTAATACGTTCAACCTCCCTGGTTACCCATGTGGAGAATCCCAAAATATCCGCTACCCCACACTTCTCTATCTTATCAATAGACAAACCAAGGACAACACGGCATGGAACCATTATACAATCTATTCCATTGCGTATGGATTGCAGTTCCATCAGCTGACCTATAGTGAGGTCATTCAGAGTCTCCGGAACTCTTACACCTGCGACAAAGTCCGGTTTAGGCAACTTCCCTATCTGATCCAACAGTTCAGCAGCATTGCTCGCCACGTTACTCAATATCAAAAACTCTTTTACTGTCATATCTGTCCTAATTTTGCTTTTGGTCTTTTAGGTATCGGTTTTATACGGAAAAGCATTGCCATTATCAACATGTCGAGGTAATCCGGAGAATGTCCGAGTATATCTTTCATATTCTCCTTGCTGATTATCCCTTTCTTCCGGGTATCGGCATCTATATGGTCTTGCTTCAAGACGGACAATTCTTCCATTATGCGCTCTCTTTGCGCTTCCGTACATATAATTCTTATCTGCCGATTATTTATTAGCTCTGCAAGCTTAAATGCACATTCAGACTTCAGATTGTCGTACTCTGGATTAATAGGTCGGTTACCACCATGAAATTCTTTGATGCCATTCAAATAACTTTCAAGGTAGCTTCCAAGTCCATCACTATCAACGACCATCATGCTACGTGGAATCTTCCACTGTATCATCATGTTTTTAAGGTCCGTCTCAATAGATTTACCCGTGCTATATTCCTGGTCTAACCGGATATAACACACATTGCCTACCCAGTGCCCTCCGACAAAGCGGTCACGTCCTTTCATGGCAAGGTCAGCTGCTCCCGTCGATAATCCTATCGGTTTTACGTGCTCATTTGCGAATAGGTCACAAATAGCATCATAATCACAGAGTGCTGTCGGGTCGTTGTCATACTCCCAATTACCATAGTACAAGCGCTCCTTTGTCACTTTGTCCCTGGTATTACGGAGCGTATCTATGTAGTCCTCGGTAGCGTAGGGATTATCCTGCACCAATGCTTGAATAAAAGCGTATGGGGCTTCCAGCCTGCCTTCTTTCCACGGTTTATAGAACTCACGATAAAGCCAGTTCTTCTTCGGATTGCAAGTGATAAGTATCTTTCCGGATATTCCATACACATCATTCAAGTGCCGTCCTATACGCGTCTTCAAAACCTCAAATGCGAGGTAGTGAACCTGCCCGGCTTCTTCAATCCACCCTCCAGTAAACTCCTTAGAGCCCAATCGCTCATACATCGGGTCTTTGACGGGATAATATGTCAAGTCAAGAAAGATGATTTCCGACCCATTCCCCAAAAGTATACCGTCATTGGTCTGCTTGTAATCAGTGAATCGATGCCACTTTGCCACCTTGTCGAAAGTGACAGAGATAGACTCACGGCTATCTTTCAAATTATTTCGGCCAGCGAACCATCGAGTGCCCGGGAGATAGTAAGCACATTGCATAAGCCATTCACACCCAAGCCATGACTTTCCACCTCCACCAGCGCCACCATAACACAGAAACTTCGTAACATCGTCACGAAGGTAGTTATAGGCTAACCTCTGCTTTATATTGACCTTATATCCCATTACTTGACTTTCTCCGCATCTTCTGTATATGGTAGAAAATTAAATCCTTTGAACTCTTTTCCTGCATTCGTATGGTCCACCTCCTGCTTGTCAGCAAGCCCTAACTTTCGGGCAATGATATTCGCATTGAAAGCTCCAACGCACGCTCCCTCAAACTGCTGCGTTTCGATGGTTTCCTCCACGCGTGCGATGACCTCCAAAAAATCTTCATCATTCTTATTTCTACATTCGGAACGAAAAGTGCTCCACCACTTGGAAGAAGCACCTACATAAATACAGAAACCGGTTAGGGAATACGGACGGGAAGTTGGGGAAACCTCTTGTTGTACTTGTTGCTCATTGACTGTCTCCACTTTCTTCCCTTTCTTCCTTCTTACCGGAACTGTCTTTTGAATGGCCTTTTTAGATAACCATGGGTTTTCATCGCACCATTGGAAATACTCACATGCTGCCTCCCACAAGAGTTCCGGCGTAGAAAAGAGCTTATCCCTTCCATGCTTACTTCTTAACATCCAAAATTTATTTCCAGTTGGTGCCGCCATCTTATTTCTTCTTGAATCGTTCGTCCAATATCTTAGGAACAGTGTTATTCCAATTAATCACGTGGTGCAATCTTTTCGTTTCCTCGCTATGGCCCATCACGCCCACCTTCACAGAGGTTGGCATCATCATAACCGTATAAAAACTCTTGACATATGTCCCTTGACTCATGTATATATCCGTCATACCTCCTTTATTCTTCTGCGTCTGCTTCTGGTTTAGCGCCACTTGTGGAACCTGCAGAAGTAGACATCCCCTGCTACCAAGCGTGGTATAGGTGTTCACATCTTCATTAATGCGACCAACGAATTTAAACGGTCTATCTACGGAACAGATGAAAGAATTCATCGCTTTCCGTTTCATCTTCTCGCCTTTCAAAATATCGTTTTCCTTTCCCCCTACAAAATCGCCTCTCTGAGCCATAGCCAAAGTGAGAGCCGGAATACTTTCATAAAAACGTAGCATAGCTTCAAATACCACGTCCAATTGCTTTATTGCCCTCTGTTTGACTGTACCATCTCTGCCGTAAGTAAAAGAAAAAACATCGTAATCATCATCCAGTTCTATGAAGTATTTGTAACCAAGTTTCCTTGCTATCTGAAAGCAAGCATTGCGCGCATAAACAATAGCTCTGCGATCATCAAAATTATCCGCTTCATCAAAAGTCTTTGCAATCTTCGGTTTATCGAACATTACAACGTTTTTATATTTCGCGTAATAATCTGCGGCCGCCTTATCTTCATTGTCTATCACATAAACAATTGGTCCCGTATAGCCACACTTCCGCAATGTCTTATCTGTGATGACGGAATCGGCACGGCCATGCGTCAGTATGAACGCTACAAAATCACTCCTCATCTTCAGTGTCCTCCAGCATTATTTCATAAATATCCTCCTTGAACCGAGAATAACCGTTCTCTATCGCCTTATCAAAATCTATTATTACCAGTGCAGATGCCTCCATCAGTTCCTGGACTTCTTTCTCTTGATGAGCATAGAACTCTGCTATCTGTCCGTAATCAAATACTATATGCCTCAATGCTGCTATCCGAAGAAATTCCTTCACACGGTCCGGGACATCTGAATCGTCTATTGCCGAAAGCAGTTCTTCATATTTACTTTTGTCATAGAGAGAATCTATTTCCGGGCATACAGGGCTTTTAGGCTCATACACCGGAGCTTCAATCTTTTTTGTGTATTTATTCCGGGCATCACTTTCACTATCTACCAGACTATCATAGTCAAAATCAAAGTTTAATCCCCAATCCATCAAAGACTCTGCATTCCACTCCTTCAATAGTTTTTCGTCCCATGTACCATTATTCACGTTATCACGGATAATAATCTCCCGTTCTCGTTCTTCTGTCAACCCATGAAGCAGAACCGTCGGCACGTCAGAAAGTCCTAGTTCCACACTGGCATCATACCGTTGGTTTCCGGCTATAATCACCAGTTCCCCAGTTCGATCAGAGAGTATGATGGGACGTGCTTCGAAGTAGTCCGGATTACTATGAATAGACTCTTTGAGTATCCGCATCTGCTCCTCTGATATGGTTCTGGGATTGTTACCCAGTTTTTTAAGGTCTTCTATTTTTCTATAAATTATCTCCATTGGCACACTATTTTACGTTACGAAAATAAAGATACCGAATAATCCACGAACGGACTATCTGGTATCAAAGAAGTTACTGACAAGATTTGGCAGAAGGTTTTGCTTAATATGAAAAAAGATATTAACTTTGAGACAAATCAAATATCAATATAAAAATGGAAATAAGTATATCTAAAGAAACCGAACGTTTTGCTGATTTCCTAAAACAAAAAGACAATGAGAACATTATCTTTTCTGGAGCTTTTGGAATAGGAAAATCATATTTTCTAAATAATTTTTTTAATCAGCACAAAGATAAATACACTGGAATATATCTAACCCCAATTAATTACTCTGTTGCTAATAACGAAGATATTTTTGAGTATATCAAAGTGGACATATTAATGCAGTTATTAGAAAAAGTCCCCTATGATTTTGAGAAACAAAAAATATCATTAAGCAATGCCGCATATTTTTATATGGTAAATCATCCTAAAGATTTTTGGGGGAATTTTTTTTCTATAGCAGAAAAAATTACTTTTGGCACAGATATCATAGACAGGTGTATCGCACTGAAAGAAAACATCGAAACATATGCAAAAGATAATTCGAAAAATGAAGAATCCCATGTCAAGAAATTCTTCGATAGCATTAGCATAGAGAAAGGAAGCATCTATGAAGATAATACAATAACTCAAATCATCCGTTCTATTGTATCAAGCACCAAAACTGATAATAGTCCCAATAAGCAAATCGTCCTCATTATTGATGATTTAGACCGTATCGACCCTGAACATATCTTTAGAATATTAAATATATTATCAGTACATAATGATTTTTGTGGTACTAAAGAACACAAATTTGGATTTGACAAAATCATTTTAGTATGCGATATTGATAATATAAGAAACATTTATAGTGCCAAATATGGAATAAATGTAGATTTCAATGGATACATTGATAAATTCTATAGTAAAGAAATATACCATTTTAATAATACAAATGAAATTATAAAAGCCATAGCACATATTCTTGCAACAACCAAATCAGATAAAGAAGTGGGTCTAAATAACAATAGCTATTATTCACATATAACCTGCTGTAGTATATTATCCGCATTTGTCAAAAATGGGTCTATTAATATAAGAACATTACTGAAATATATTAATAAAGATTTTAAAGGAGATCGATTGGTTTATATAGGACGAAGGAGAACACCAGTATATATGTCTCCCAATTTGGTTGTTTTCGATTTTATTCGGACAATGTTTAGCACAATAAAGGATATGGAATCTGCTATAAACAAACTTAATAAATCAAATTTCAGCATTGAAGAATCTGAGTATATTTTGAAAATATTTATAGCATTAGCTGATTATCACAATTTTGAAAAAGGTGAGTACACTTATTACAATAAAGAATATAAAGCAATAATCAATATCAATATAGGAATAGTAGACTTTGCAAAAGGAGAAGTACCGGACATTGACCCATCATTAGTACTGAAAGAAGCTTTCAATACATATAGCACTCTTTTTACCTGAAAAAGATAATGATATTCTGATTTTCCAAAGCCTTATTTGACAATTAAAGCATTAATAGTCAACATATACATCTACCTACTAAACCATGTTATAAGATAGCAGCACAAAGGGACATAATTTGCACAATTCACTCAAATCCGTACCTTTGCAATGTGTTTTTCATAGTATTAGATTTAAGGTTAACAAAAAGATTGGCTGTCCGGGAGGATAGCCTTTTTTGCAACCATTGGCAATATCTTTTCTTTATTAATCACTTGGTCGTTCATACCGTTTCTTCAATTGTTTCAAGACTATTTCCATGCCGTTATCAAGCCCTTTCTTATACCCGGCTACATTCTCCCCTATATTGTAAACCAAACAGCCTGCAACAATAAGGACTACTCCTAAAGCTCTATGCCAATAAGGGAGTGATATGCTGAACGGCGAAAATGTCAACCGGAAATGCCCGATAAACAATACTGCGATGATGAATATCGCAATAAAGAAAATGAGGTCTGTTTTCATATCTATTCCTTATATTAAATTGGGATTATCGTAAATGTTACTGACGATTGTCATAGTCTGCCATTCGCCTAAAGGTTTCATGCCGACTTCTTTTTCAAAATCGAATTGTAATGCGAATGTCGCGAGTTTTTTGTTCCACAATACAAGAGCTATCCATTGACCACATACAAGTATGTCACCTTCGTATATTTCTTTCCCGTTCTTATCGCACAAGCCGGTGAACTGCCCTACGGTTTCAGCCCATACGTCATCGCACCAGCAGTCTTCCGGAGAATATATCTTCGCCTTGTCCGTAAAGATAAGTCCGTTTTCGTCCCTTCCGGCAGTATAGAAAAAAGAGAGAAATCCATATACCCATTTCCCCGTATCAGTACTTTTACCTCTGAATTTTATATTTAGTGCCGTAAAACCCACAAGTCTTTAGCTTTTGGGATGTAAGGCACTATCCTTGTTGTCTAATATACTCTCGTATGGTGTTTGGATTAGCTTCTCCTATTGAACATACAAAGTACCCATCCGACCATAATGTTTTTTCTTTCCAAAAATATTGTCTCAACGTATTACCATATAAGTTCCAAGCAAAGATAGTACTCTCTTGTTTCAGTTTCCTAACAATAGAAGTTACAGATAATTTTGGCGGATAACTAATAAGAAAGTGAATATGGTCTTTGTCTGTTTCCATGATGTCAATGTTAAAATCAGAATTACCAGCAACAGACTGGAAAACTGATTTGACGTCATCATCAAACTTGCCAATAAGTATTTTTCTTCTGTATTTGACGCAGAAAATAAGATGACACTTTAGGTAATACTTATGTCTGTTCTCGTGATTGTAATTTTCTTTCATGCCATAGATATAGGGAAAAGTTTGATGATTTATAAAATATTTTATATTTTTGTAAGCGATATGGGAAAGATAAACAGAACATACAAGTTCAGGCTGTACCCTAACAAGTTGCAATCCGATTTGCTGGCAAGGCATTTCGGTTGTACCCGTTTTGTGTATAATTACTTTCTCAATCAACGTAAAGAACAGTATAGGCTCACAGGTAAAAGCGATAATTATTACGCACAAGCTAAAACTCTTACCGCTTTGAAGAAACAAGAAGCAACTGCATGGCTTAAAGAAGTAAATTCTCAAACTTTGCAGTTTGCTATCCGTAGCCTTGAAGTAGCCTATACCAATTTCTTTCAGAAGCGTGCGAAGTTCCCTAACTTCAAATCCAAACATTCTAAGAATAGTTTCACCGTTCCCCAGTTTGCATCTATTGTTGGTGGGCGACTCTTTATACCCAAATTCAAAGAGGGTATCAAATGCCGTGTACACCGAGAAATAAAAGGTAAAATCGGCAAGGTTACTATTTCCAAAACACCGAGTGGAAAGTATTTCGTCTCCGTTTTCACGGAAGAAGAATACGCTACACCACTTGAAAAGACCGACAAGTCTATTGGCGTGGACATGGGGTTAAAGGACTTGCTTATCACTTCCGAAGGAGAAATTTTCAAGAATAACCGATATACAAGAAAATACGAGCGCAAACTTGCAAGGGCACAGCAGCATCTTTCCCGAAAGAAGAAGGGCAGTAGAGGGTTTGAAAACCAAAAGCTCAAAGTTGCCAGACTTCACGAAAAAATTTCCAACAGCCGTGCCGACTATCTGCATAAGTGCTCCATTTCCCTTGTTCGAAGATATGACACCATCTGCATCGAAGACCTGAATGTTAAGGGCATGGAGAGAAATCACCACCTTGCTAAGTCTGTTGCTGATGCAAGTTGGGGCAGTTTTGTTTCCATGCTCACCTACAAGGCTGATTGGAACGGCAAGAAGGTCGTGAAGATAGACAGATTCTTCCCATCCTCGCAGACTTGCAATGTCTGTGGGTACGTCAACAAACAGACAAAAGACTTGTCTGTCCGTGAGTGGGAATGTCCTTCTTGCCATACTCGTCATAACCGTGATGTTAATGCTGCAATCAATATTCTTCGTTTCGGGTTAAACCATACATCGGCAGGAACTGTCGATTACACGGGTGGAGAGAATGTAAGAGCTAATCTTTTGAAAGGCCGTTCCTCTGTGAAACCCGAAGCTCATGAATCTTTAGTTCATGGGTAGTTCACTTCACGCTTCATAATCAATACCTTTTTCCATGTTTGTTTTCTCTCAATTCGTTGTATCGCATCTTCTGATTGATGTGCCATATAAGGTCTATGTTCAGATGTTTAGCAAGCCCGAAAATAGCCAATAGCATGCTATTTAATTGATTTTCTAATAGACTGTCATATTCATACTCACATCTGATGGGAATTGTGGATATAGCGTATATACTCTCTGTAAAGGTCTCATCATTGCAACTTTCTGTTGCTTCGTATATCATTTCATCTGAAAAATCATCAATGGATATATTTCTTAATCCAGCCAAATCAAGCAGGCGTATAGCTGCATCGGCAAGTTCATCGGGAAGTGAATCTTTTACGTTCTTTTCAAAAGAACTCTTAAATCGTTTTTCTTCTTCCACTAATGCGGGATAACGATTATAGTCTATGTCAAAACGTGACTTACATTTTTTCCCTAACCTACCTTTCCTATCAGCTTCCACAGCTTCCATAAGCTCGGATATGACAAGGCAAAGGCAGTGTTCGTTACTCAGTTCTTCATCGTGAAAACCGTGCGTTACTGCGTTACGGTAGGCTTTATCTCTTAATTCATTTAAGTTCATGATACTTGGGTATTAATTGGTTGGAAATACAATACCCGATAACCGCCACAAAGCAGTTTCCGGGTATTCACAAAGCACTGACAAGGATTGTCTGTAGAAATTTTACGCTGGTTAGTTATAGTCGATGTTTCTATCTAACAAACGATGTAAGAATAATTTTGATACTTGAAAAACTCTTAATATTGATTGTATATCGAATCCATATTAATCTCATTTTATTGCGTACGGATACCTTAAATCATGAATATCGACAATATCCTTACACAAACTATCCAAAGAAGGCATTATAAATGATCTTGTGATTCCTATTTTTTCAAGTTTACTCAATATGTTTTGTTTATATTGTACAGGGATTATATATTTTGCATAGATAAATTCGAAATTTTCCTTCCAAGGTTCTGGATAAAGTACAAATATGCCATTTTGATTTTTATACCTAACATCTGTCATATTAGGAACTAATAAAGTTATTGCGGGAAATGAAAGTATGTCATCTTTATCTTCATCGAAAACCATCATTGAGAATGGACAACTATGATAAACAACTCCATCTTTATGAAAATTTGAACAACATGCAAAATATAATGCAATCAAAGGATTATAAGTCCAATCAAGAAGTCTCGTTGGAAGTCCATAGTGTTGTGCTAGAAATAGAAATTCCTTATCATTTTTAGGGCGTGCACCCGTAAACATTGAATATTTTCTTTTAAAATCCTCAAATACCTCCTTCTCATATTGCTTCAACACGTCCTCCTGTCCTTCCTTGAACCTCCGACCTATTGAAGGTATCAATTTATATTCAGAAGAAGATTGACCTCTGAAGAAATCCATTTCAGGGAGGCCGTTTTGTAAAGACATAAAATTTTCCAAGGTTTGTACAGTAAATACCTTCATCACTTTTTTTATTAAGGTTATAATATCACTTAAATTCTACATTCAAGTCGTGTATTCACTGCAAATATACGATTTTAATTTACGGAAACTCAATAAAGTTTTTCTGCTATTAAAAAAATCAAAAGATAAACATTAATTGTGATAGAGATAACTTTTAATATCCTCTCACTTGATATTAAACTTGCCCATGGTTGTTTTATGGTTATTGACTTCATTGCATTGAATTTTAAAGATTAATGATTATTTTTGTAATCCCAATAGCATCTCTGAAATACAAACAAAATCAGAGGGAAAACTAATGGGTTAAATTAATGGTAACATTAAATTATAGACATCCTCATTCTTTTTAGAACTGTTAGAATGAGGCTCTGTCTCAAAACAGTAAAACAGTCCAGTGTTGTAGCGACAAACCTGTACATGTTCGTTCCTATTACAGATTCCGGTTTGGCAAATGTGAACACGTGAGAGAACATTGTAGAAGACTACCTTGTAGTCATCGTTAAAAGAATCATCTTTCCGAGGATACGTGACAGGTATCCTCGTTTCAATCTCCTTTCTCTTTAATTCATTATTGCTAGCATCTCATCGAAAAACTAAATAGGTCTCCAATGAGTAACATATCCAGTCTTGATGTAGGGGTATATCCATTTATTCACTTCTCGCATTGCCATTTCTTCAATACTACCATCAACAAATTTCACTTGACACATGCCTTTTGCTTGTTTGTTTGGTATTGCATCCTCTACGCTTATCCAGGGTGATTGCTTTGACTGCCAGTCTGCACCAGCTTTAAAGTCCTTTTCGCTTTGCCACATATCTGGTTGAGAGTTCCATGCCCATTGCGAAGAATACTCTTTTGCCGCTTCTTCTACTGTCTGTTTCATAGCTTATTTCCTTTTTGATTTAATATTTCCTCTTCGATAACTTCTTTTGCACATATTTATGCCTTATCAAATTCGGACAGTGCCTGTTCGCAGAGCTTGACTTGTTCCATAGCATAGTCCCTCTTATAGGTGATTATGTCGCGTGTTGTATAGTCCGTATAAAATCGGTCTATAATACTCTTAACATAAAACCTTTTAGGTTCCTCACAATGGTTCAGAAGAATCACATATTCATCATTTCTCGGATGCAAGCACAAAAAACGATAATAATTCACTTCACCGTTCAAGCACTCAATCAATTTTTCATCTGTCTTTAGATTTTCAATATCTTCTTTGTTCCTTATTGGTTTCATAATCAATAACTTTTAGTTTTCTTATATCTACCACATTTCTTGCAGACGTAATATCTGGCGATATATTTATTACATCCTAACTCATCCCATGCCGTAACCTTTCTCTCATACATCAGTTCCCATTCATGGCGACAGAACCATTTCTTTATGATGGCATCAATTAGATGTTTCATACGCATTTCGATTTATCAATTTGTCCTATACGTTGTCTTTCAAATCCCTCTATCTGTGCATCAGTAAGGTTGTTTAACCATTCATCAGCATACTTTCTGTACTTGGCATGATTGCATTTATAAAACTCCAATCTAAGCCATTCAAGGGTTATTTCCTTATTCATTTTTTTCTTAAATCTATCTTACATCGTTAATACTGACTTCTCTTTTCAAAACTCTCTCTACCTGCCTATCAAGTATTTCTTGAAATTCTATCTGGCAAATAAGAGAGCAATCCGGTATAAATTCTTCCGGCATTTCTCCACGGTTAGGAGAAAGCTCATCAAGAAATATTTTTCCCGATTGGTCTTTCAGACACGTTGCGCCTATTTCTCGTTCAATCTGCGCCATTCGAGCAAACACTTCCGGGAAATCCTTCCGTATCTTATTCCAGTATCCCATTCCCCCTTTCACACAACCGATACAGTTGTTGTTATTGTAACCCATCTTGTACATAGCGGGGATTTCAATACCAGCTTTCCAAAGCATTCCCATTGCATCCGGCTTCGTAATCTGCTTTTCAATTAGCGGAAACAGTGGCTTTGTGCTTGGGTACTGCTGTTTTAATCGGATGGCTCGGTTTATCTCTTTAGGGGCGTAATCAAAGCCCCAAACTTGACCGTCCCAAGAACCAAGTTCCTTTTCCAACTTGTAACGGACTTTCTTTTTCAGCTCAAGAGTACAAGCAGCACCATGCGCACCATTGATAAAACCTTTCCGTAGGACATCAGCAACACAAGTGTATTTGTCGCTCCGGATAGTGTGGATTGGTTGACCGTACCAATCTTCGCAATCTGTAAGGAATCGGGCGTTATCAGGATGTCCGGAACCTGTTTCGATGTAGTAGAGCTGTACATCATCATACAAACTCAACGCTATTTTACAAGCAACTGCGGATGTTACACCGCAAGAAAACCATGCTATTATCATTTTTATTCTTGTTATGAGCAAAAACCACCGGTTTCCGCTCTTGTTAATACTTCATGTGCAGAAATGACTTCTTTTTGCACATGTTAATCTCAATTCATTTTCCTTTTTCTATTCCGCTCGCTCTGTACCTCTGCCATACACATCTTGCACCATGACGCTTTCAGATGGTATTCCTTACCGTTACGACGGGCTGTCCTATCGAAAAACCGGGATAACGGAAGCGCTCTACCACAGCGGGTACACAGTTTACGCTCCACTCCGTCAACGACCACCCGGTTACGGGGTTTCCTCCTAACTATCTCACATGGCCCACATTCGGACGTACCGTACCTCCTGCAATATGCAAGGGAATGCTTGCCGCACTTGGAGAAGGATGTACAATCCGAACGGGGAACAGTCTGGTGAACGTTCATACGGCATCGCTCATTAAGTCGAACAATGTGGGTGCGCTGACCTCCATCTCCGCCTCATACAGATATGAAAGACTGTCTTTCCAGTAGTCGTAATTGAGTTCGGTAGATAGACCTTTCCTCCCCAGATTGATAGCGCAATAGGGAACGGTGCCGATACCTCCGAACGGGTCAAACACCAGTTCACCCCTGTTTGAATACCGTTCAATCAATCTTTCGACAATATCTAACTGAAGGGGACAAATATGATTCTGCCGTTTCTTCTGCGACTGCTTGGTATTGAGCGTACGCATCCGGGTGACATCATCCCATATCAAGGGCTTCTTGCTTACCGGGTCAACGGCCATGAATGTCTTTGGCAGTTTTCCGTATGCCTCCAGCTCTTCGGCGAATGACACGTGTTCCTCATAATCATAGACGTGCCCACGCTCGTAGTTCCTGAATAGGTGGCGTATCTTGTCAATGCCGGCCCCTTTCATGTCCTCGTAACTCAATAGAGAGTTACCCGAAGATTTCCAACTTGCATGAGCGTCTATCTGCCAACGGGCCAACGAATATTCGCTTTTGTTCTTGGTCACCGGCAAATCAGCATAGGCCCGTGAGGTGTCAGAAGGAAGCTTGCGGAAAAGAAGGACATACTCAGGACAACCGATACCCATCTTTGAACCGTCCTTGCACATCTCCGTATATCCAAGCCGATAAGTCTGGTTGTTCTCCCTTACCACATCCGTATCCACCGTGATGCGCCCCATGTAGCGGAAACCGTGTTTCATGTAGTGGAATACAGTCATTTCACTGAACGGGTCGATGGTGGGCATACCGTCACCAGTGGCGTTGCCGAACAAAACACGGTCTTTCACATGAATGCAAGCTAACCTACCGGGTTTAAGAATACGCATAAGCTCCGGTGTAAGATAATCCATCTGCTCGAAGAACTTGCCGTTGTCCTCATTATGCCCGAAGTCATTATAGGTCGGAGTGTACTCATAGTGGTTGGAGAACGGGATGCTGGTTACAATCAAGTCCACCGAATTACTTTCCATAGTCTGACATTCAAGAACATTGTCGTTATTTATGGCCCTCCAAAGTTTACCGGACTTTTCTTCCCGGCTGGCGAACATCCACCGCATCATCTTTTCCTCTGCCTGTAAACCGAACAAACCGTTCTCGCGGACTATATCGGTCATCTTGGCTACCATCTCCCGATGTTGCGCCCACTTCTGCATGAATGATTTGAATATTTCACCTTCGCTTTCGGCATACACCAAGTAAAGGTCTACGGGATGCTGCTGCATGAAACGGTAGATACGGGCTATTGCCTGGAACTTGTCGTTGAAACGGTAGTCGATGAACATGATTGCCTTATGGCAATGGTACTGGAAGTTCAGACCCTCACCAAGCATCTCCGGTTTGGCAGCCAAATACTTCAGACGGCCGTCTTTAAAGTCCGCTATCACTTTGTCGGCTTCCCCATCATCCTGCGAACCGTACACAGCCTTACATCCGGATATGGCGTCACACAAAGCCTTCCGTTCATTCTCCAGGTCATGCCATAAAAGGAAATGGTCGCCTTTGTTTTCAGGACGGTTAATGATTTCCACCACACGGGCAATCTTTTCCTGCATGTTGTCCCGACGTTCTTTCGCTGCGTCGGCAAGTCCGAGAGCAGCCTCACGGAACATCTTCACTTGTCCGTCACGGTCGGTTCCGGCAGTGGAGTTATCAACACTAACCACTTCTTCATGTACACGCAGTTCCGGCAATTCATATCCGGTATCGGGGTAACCAAGGTCGGACGGTTTGGTGAGGAACAACGCCCATGTACTTACCCACAACCAGAACTCCTTCTCCTTGTGCGGATAAAGGGTAAGGTTATTTGCCTTCGTGCTGTCACGCTGAAAGAAACGGGTAAGCGCCTGCCCGGTATCCATCACACCGAGATAACCGGCATAATGTATCAGCTCCTTGTATCTGTTGGGCGATGGCGTGGCGGTGGCTACAAAGCGGTAGGGAACATCCGCAAACAAGGGAAGGAACTCCTGGTAGGTCTTGGTACCGAAACCACGTAATACGCTCGCTTCATCCAATGATGTTGCGGTGAAGTAGGAAGGTTCTATTCTTACACCATCTTCACCGTCGCGCACACGCTCGTAGTTCGTAACCATGATGTCAGTCGGGCATATCATCACATCAGCCATAGTTCGTACATAGGTCACTTTCATGTGCAGATGTTGTTCCGCTTGTGTAAGGAACTCAACCACTACACGTTTGGGACATACTATCAGCCCTTTGCCGCCTTTGTGTTTCAGGACTACCCGAAGTATCTCCAACTGAGTTACGGTTTTCTGCATACCGAAACTGGAGAATATCGCACGGCAACCACCGGACACCGCCCAGCGAACAGTATCTTTCACATGGGGATATAACGACGGTGTCAGTTCATCCGGATTGACCTCGAACCCGGTCTGACGGCTGATGGGCATCTTGTCTTTCAGAAATTCTATATATTCTTTCATGCTGTCATTCGTTGTTTAATTAGATTTATATTCTTCTCCACAAGACCAATGATACGATTGTGATAAGGCGAAACACCATTGCATACCGCCCTTGACTGCTCTACTTTCAAAGTTTTCAAATTCAGTTCCACAGTCTCGATGCGTTTCCCTTCGGTGTCCTTTGCAGAAAGTATCAGAGAATCCGGCCTCTTGTAATAGCCATTGTCATATACGCAATGGTGCATTGCCGCACCTTCCTCCGCTATCTCGGCAACACTACTTATCACCGTCACCATTATCTCACCGTCACCGAAGCACACACCGAAGAACTTCCCTTTGTCTTTCTTGTACACTTCTTCCCACTTGGCTGCCTCCTTGCACTTTTCCTCCAAACTCCGCTTCGCTTTCACCTTGCGTTTACGCTCCATCATCTTGTCGTGTGCTTCCATAAGGTTAGGCGGACAAACATATTTAGCGTTATGGGTGTCGAGGTTAAAGTATGCCAATGCTTCCAGATAGTCGAACCATAGGGAAGCATCCTGAACGATGTAATGATTCCGGTTGCAGATGTTAAGGGCATGCCGGAAAGGTATCTCGTAGTTATCCTTACGCAACATGTATTCAAAAACGGACAACTGCCCGGTCTTTACCAAAGTCTCGGCTAAGGGGTTGGTAAGCAGCTGGCAAATAGTATCCACAACAGAAACCCGTGCCATCTTCAATAATCGCCCCATCCAACCGTTGCGCCGGAGCAAGGGAGTGACTGATGCACGCGGATAGAGAAAATTTCCCGTCACATCAAAGACATCGTTCATCTCGTAATACCCGGAAGCACTTCCGTTGTGCTGCTTAACATCTGTCTTGCTATCGTAATCCCAACTGAAATGAAACGGGCTACGGGTGTATTTCTTCCCGGTTATCACTTCCTTGCCGTCATCCGTTATCCAATTCTGGAATACCTCATGGATGTACATACGGGTATCGCAACCATACACATTATCACGCAGCACATCGAATGTCCGTACTACCATCATGCCATGGAAGGATTGCACTACCGAATAAAGCTTTTCTTCGGAATCGGCCTTCCTGCTATGTCTGTGTTCCAAATTCAATGATTTCCCGCAGTTCGGGCAATAATGGGTTTCCATCTCCAAAGATACTGCCAGCATAGGCTTGCTCACACGGTCGATATACCCACAGCACTGGCACCACACCTCACCTTTCTTCAAATAGTAGCCTATTTTTGGAAACAGAGAAATGGCATATCTCCGTTGCGCATCCGTCAATGGCGGCAACTTGCCTGCCAATGCCATTGCGTGCTTCTCTAATTTCGTCCTCGGTTTCATTGTCCTATCAATGGTTTACACAGTTCAACAACTCTCTTGCAATCTTCCATATCGAACATACCAATATGACAAACTTCATGTGGTATGTTCAGTTGGTTTGTTGTTTTCCTTGCGAAGTATTTTGATTTCATTTCTTCAAGAGCTATGGTAATTTTGATTTTATTTCATTAATAAGTTCTTCATTGGATATGCAATAGCCAACATTAACTACATCACACAAATGCCTCTTTAAATCGGTTGGATTATCAAATTCAATAGGCTGTTTTCCAAAAGGGGTAATGCAACATTCTTTCTTATATACCTTATGCCCTCGTTTTTCTATTTCTTGAATCAAATCTTCATCAGAGGCTAAATCCATAAAATCATCGAAGTAATCATCCAAATATACATCCACATCGGCTGTAACTGTAATATAATCCCTCTTTTTATTCATATATGCTTTATTTTAAGTTCAACATTCACCGGCTTGTCTTTCATCGTGAAGAAAGCGTCAAGCAGCTTCTCCTTGATTGCCTTCAAAGGCTTTGTCAGTATATGGCTCTCTACTATTTCGAGAGGTATCCTCCTGTCGCTATACGTTATTAGGGACATGGAAATTATGATGTAGGGCTTCATATTCTTTCACTATCGGTTTACATAAATCAACAACTCGTTTACAATCCTCCACACCAAACATTCCTATGTGGCAAACTTCATGTGGTATTCCTAATTGAATAGATAACCACAAATAAGCTTTATTCCTATTTGAAGTGTTGGGGATATGTTTCTTCCAAATTTTATTGATAAGATTGGTCTTAGCTATTTGGTCAAAATAGAAGTGGGCTTCTTTCTTGGCTTCCCTTAGTTCTGTATTTGCCAGTCGTCCTAACGCTCGGTCTGTACCCTTATGCACACCGACATAAGCCATACAATCCCAGCATAGATATATCATCCCGTAAGAACGTCCATAAATAACAGAACTATCCACATATTCGGTACGATTACCACAATAAGGGCAAATCTTACCAGACAGAATACCATCCATAATTTAGAACAATGACATCTGTTGTACTTCAGTTGCTCCTTTCCTTGCCCGTGACGTTTTTTTCCTAAGCGATACATATTGCTCTTCGGTCAAACGTTTTATCGCCGCTTCACGAGCCGCTTTCTTCTCCTCTTCCGTCAGTTCTACGGGTTGAAATGTGGAGATGGATGCACGGGTTCCAGCAGGCATCTTGCTCACTTTGATGTCATCCTCATCGTAATAGTGGATAGCCATCCCGAATACCTCCTCGTCTGTCATGGCCACGGCAGAGCCCCGTTTCCGTGCCTCTCCCATGATGTAGGAACAGCACTCATCCAAATTCTTGTTTTCTTTTGCGTAGGACTTGGCGAACAGTTCGTCAGTCCTAGCACGTCCGTCAAGATGATTCTTGATTACGTCCTTGAAAGTTTTGTTTTCCATAATTGCGTTACAAATAACTCCTTAAACAATAGTCCGCTATCCAGTAGCAGACAAAATAAAAAGCGGCATATACTGCCAGGATTGACAGAATAGTCGCTATCAGTTTGGTCTCTTTCATTTCAAATTCAGTTTTGCCCGTAAGTCGTCGGGCGGTTGGTGATTCCGTTTTACCGGAGCTTGTTGTTCCTCCAAAGCTTGGTTATTGCGTCGACGAATGATAATATCCAGTTCATCTGACCGTTCCCGAAGAAATTTCCGAAATGCTTCGCCAACGGTTATCGTATCGAAATAACCATAGAACTTACCATACCTTCCCAGCTTGAACCGTGCGACAAACAATATGAACTCCGTCAGTTTGATGTAGTGATACTGGCTAACGAACAGCCCAGAGAACTCATTCAAGGCATTTTCATCGGCCCCCTCCTTCGTGGAAGAAGCAAAATCAATGGTCAGTAACTGCGTCTTTACCCACAGAGACGAGGAACCATATCCGTACATCCGTTCAAGGTCTGACAGCGTGGGAGACTTCTCGCTGTACGCTTTCTCGGTATCTGCAAGAAGCATAGGCTGAAGAGACGTTGAATATGCGGCAGAAGCCTTGCTAAAGGTCGGGTATTTCTCCTTGATGGCTGATAGCATTACTTCCCTGCTCGATGGCTGCATATTCGTCAAGGAGGTTTCTTGCCTTTGCTGTTTTATCAGCATCCCGACTGTTTTGTCTTTGGGCTTGATTTTCTGTTTTTCCATTGTCCTGCTGTTTTTTCTCGATTATCCAAAGATTGGCCCGACTGTCCCAACGTTCCACCTTGGCACCAGTAGCAGTTTTCCAACCGAGACCGGAGAAATGGTTGTAGAAAATATCCGCTTGCATCTCCCAGTCCGACAGTTTGTCACGAAAATACTCTTTCACCTCTTCGGCGGTCGGTGGTATAAACTCCACTTTAGGCTTAACGGGTTTCTTTGTCGGTGGTAGGTCGGGCGGGAATAACTCGCCAGAGTTATCTTCCCCTATACTCTTAGTCTTATTCTTAGTCTTATATAAAGGGTTACCATTTTGGTTACCGTTTTGGTTACCACTTTGGTTACCGTTTTGGTTACCACTTTGGTTACCTACAGAAACCAAAATGTAAGACGCTGCCTTTTCTCTCCTATTGCCTTCAATGAATTCAATCAGCCCCTTTTGCTTCAATCGGTTGCGCAAATCAATTATAGTCTTGTTACTATAACCTAATTCGGCTTGGATTAGACGTGTTGGTAATTCAAATGGGCAAAGCCAGTTCCGGATATTGCATTCTTTCAATAGAAAAAAGTAAAAGTCTGCTTCATATGCCGTCATCGGCTTATATCGTCGAATTTGCCAAAACTGATTGATATAATCTATATAGGTCATAATAGGTAAGAATTGACTTCATTCATAAACTCAGTAAGAGAATGGCATACCACATATTTATTTCGGAACTTTTCAGCCTCTCTCTGCCATCTTATCTGCTCCTCGCTTTGTTTCCCTTTCGGTCTCTTCATTTCGATGCAAAGAGCGGAAAATCCTTTCTTAGGTACAAGCAGTATCAAATCGGAAACACCCCTTACACTTCCCTCGTACTTCATTTGTGCTCCAGTCCTGGCATCACGCTTGCCACCATTTGGGACAGCAAACAACATAAGACTCAAAGACGGATATTGAATCCGGAACCAAGTCAGACAGCTATGCTGTATCTGACTTTCCGATTGCGGTGTAGTTTGTTTCTTTCTCATAATCTTCCTTTGAATAAGTCCATAGCCATATCTACTACATTCTCCTTAACCACATCATCCGTTCCGGTAACACCGTTAGCTATACCTTTCTTTCGCTGGATAACATCATACATGTATTCATCAATGGTATTCTTACCAAGAAAGTAGTAACAGTTAACGTTATTCTTCTGCCCATTACGGTGTGCCCTATCTTCTGCCTGCTCACAGTCAGAAAAAGTCCATGGGAACTCGATGAAGGCTACACGGCTGGAAGCAGTCAAGGTGAGCCCGGTACCGCCCGATTTGTAGTTAAGGATAATCAACGTACAATCCGGATTGTTCTGGAAAGCATCCACAGCCATCTGTTTCTGCGTAGCGTTATCCTCACCCGTAACCGTTACAGCTTTGGGAAACATCTTCTTCAGTTCCAACACTACTTCTTTTAGGTAGGCAAAGACAATCAGTTTTTCTCCACCGTCTATCACGTCATGGATGAATTCGGCAGCCGCCTTGATTTTCCCACGTGCAGAGATGGCTTTCAGAATGCCCATACGAACCATTACCTCGCCCCTCATGGACTTGGCTATCTTCTCATCATCCGCATTCTTGTAGACACGCAGATATTGTATGAGGTCGCTTTCCGCTTTCTCATACTCCAACCGCGTAGTGATATCCATCTCAATATACTGACGTGTCTTGTCTGGAAGCTGCGTCAACACTTTAGCTTTTTCACGCCGGAAGAAGCAGGTATTCCAAAGGCGCCAGTTCAGTTCTTTCAGATTGGAGGCTTTCTTCGGCCCATTACAGAAACGTTCGGTGAATGTCTTATACCCTCCAAAATCCTCCAACCGTCCCATTATCTTGAGTTGCTGTATAAGGTCAGTATTGTCATTCACTACCGGTGTTCCCGTCAGTTCAAGAATGAAATCCTTGCCTTTACAAATGCCCTCAACAAACTTGCTCTGCTGGGTCTTGGTAGACTTGCACTTATGCGACTCGTCAATGATTACAGACTTGAAAAGGGTTATACGTGGGTCAAAGGTGATTGATTTCAGCGTAAACCGCGTATCATTCTTCACATCCAATACAAAGAACTTTTTCAAGCTCTCGTAGTTAGTGATGAAGATGTCACAACACTTGGTTTCAATGAAGCGCTGCCAAGTATTTTTGTTCTTATCATCAAGGATTAGCGCCTGCTTTCCAGCAAATTTCTTGAACTCACGCTGCCAATTTATTTTAAGTGCTGCCGGACATACAACAAGGCACGGATAGGATTTTGCAATCGTCACCGTGCCTATTGCCTGCAAGGTCTTACCGAGTCCCGGCTGGTCACCGAAGATACACCGTTTATGGGCCAGAGCATAGGCTATGCCCTCCTTCTGGTAATCGTACGGTTCAAGTAGCAATCCGTGGGGAACGGTCAGCTGCGGCATCGGAGCAATGTCAAAACTCATATCGACCTTTCTTTGCTCCGACCGTTGTACGGAACCGCAGAATCCCTGCTGTACCGCCCATTTCGCCATTGTATCAACATACCATTCATCAGCCAAGTCAACCCACCACGCCTTTTCATTGAAAAGATATGCTTTCTTTGCGTTAGCCTTGACTGATGGAATATTGTTCACGCATTTAACCAACATCGGATGATACATGAATTTCAGTTTGAAGCCGTCCGGATATTTGGTGATACAAAAAGGTGCTGCCATATCAAGCTGCCGGCTCTTTAATCTTCACTTTTTTACTTTTGTTTCTCGGCTTCACTTTCTTCCCGTCAATCGTCAGAGTAGTGCCACTCTGTTCCACCACTTGTTTAAGGAACTCATTCGCTTCCTCTTCAAATGCAGCATCTCCCACCGGGTCGGCTGCAATGTCCGTAGGAATATCCCCATCGAACGGAAGTTCCTGCTGGACTACCGCCCATTTCTTAGCGGTAAGATACTGTTCCACCTCATAATTACATGCCTCAATTGCCTGCTGCAGTTCGAATGCATGCTTATATTCCTCGTTCTCATTGTTGAACATGGTAAACGGAGCTATAAGGTTAAGCACCTTCTTACTTTTAAGAAAACGTTTTCCAACCAATACCACACCTTCATTGTCATCCGAACCGCTAACTGTGTAGCCCGTGACCTCGAATGTAGAGAAGATTTCTTCCGGCAGTTCATCTATGGAGTCCTTTCCATCAGCTTCTTTCTGCTCACAGAGGAAAGCAAGGTGAGGAATCAATTCGTTAAACGCTGCACGCAAATCCTTATGGATAAGATTCTTTCCCTCAATGGTTACATTGTCCTCATTCTCGTTCTTGAAAGAGGCAACAAGCGTGTTGTCTTTCGTGATTTTTGCTTTGGTGATATTCATTTCTACCTCCTGTCTTTATATTCGTTGATAAATTCGTTATAGTAACGGTCAGCCGGAAGAGGGAGCGTTATTCCCAGTTCGGCAGCAGCATCGGCCTGAACCTTATTTAGAAAGTCAGTCATCTGCACTGTATTGAGTTTCGATGTGCTTCCGGCAATGACCATTTCTTTTCCTCTGAAATACGAAGTCCTTCTGAGAAAGCGGTTACAATAGTAATCGTGTACATCCTGCTTGTCCGTCCCGGTCTCCTGCTCAATACAAGTAAACCACAACCACATAAGCGCATTCTGTGACAGCGTCCTTGGCTCTGTGAACCTTTCGATTTTTACACGATACCGACCATTACGAAGCTGGGAACACATGAAGTCAAAAGACTTGCTTATGTGTACCTCGCCGTTGACCTTTTCCAGAATTGCTTCTTGTGCCATTATTCCAACCCGAAAATTTTCTTATCCGTAATAAGTTCTTTGTTGACTTCCAGAAACTCAATAAAATGCTCACAGTGAGCGGTCAGCAGTTTAATCGTCTGCTCATGATTGTAAGTGTAATACTCCGGGTATTGCGTTCCGCTAATTAGTGGCGTCCGGCTGGTACCGCCCTTCATCTGATAGGCAGTGTACTCAAACGCTTTCACGCTTTCCATCTGACTGGAAGCAATCAGACAGTAAGGATATACATGGCGCTGCCAGCCGTGTTCATACTTGCCAAAATCATACTTAGATGTTGTCTTGATATCATATACGGTATCACGAACGAGCTCATCTATATACCCATAAAGCTCCACATCACCATAACGAGTGGGAATGACTGCGGACACAAAGACTTGGGACAATGCACCGGAAAAATACTTCGACTGCTCTATACACCAGCTACGGTCAAATAAGAAATTACGCTCTGGCGCGATATCAGTAGCAGGAAAATATACCTGAATGGTATTCGTTTCTCCATCACCGATAATGGTGTATGGCTCCCGTTCGCTTGGTATATGCTTTTTCTTGTGGATATAGCAGTCTATGACAGCATTAAAGGCCGTTCCTTTATCAGCTGCCTCACTCTCAAACGGGACACGGTTTATCGCATCAAGTAGGCTTTGCTTCAGCTCCGCTTCAATTACTTCCGGACTTTTCTTATATTCCCCCGTTTCATTATCGACATTCCAGAAGCTCTCTACTTGTTCATCAGCCCGTAAATACTGCTCGAATTTATCAAGCAGTGACGGGTAGAATCTGTATTTAGGCTGCTGGTTCATACCTTTTGCTGAGTTTGTTAAACTTCAAGCCAAGTCTCTTGCACTTCTCATTGAGCATCATGCCTGCCCGTACCTTGCTGTCAAAGATATGCGTCATGGTGTCTAAAGCTTCCCGAACAGAATTGGCAGATTGTGTATCAGTCACTTGTTCCACTGCGTCACGGATAGCATCAAGAACTGCATCATATTCGGAAGATAGTTCCGTCTGCTTCGTCTGATACTCCTTATAAGTACTGATGATTTTCGTCATGAAATCATTCTCACCCGTTACGGTACCGGACTCATCAATGATAACGGGTATCTTGATACGAGAAGGAAGATTACAAGTATTCTTCCCGTAGAACTTCTCGCACGGGTCAAAAGAAATAGTTCTATCTTTACCGATAGCTTCCATGTAACCAACCAAATCCAACTCCTTAATCAAATCACCGGCAGATGAGCCACCAATCTCCGGACGTATCTGTTTTTCGTCGCCTACTTTCTCCTCCCGTTCATGAGCCACGAAGATAACAGACTTGCCCATGAGGGTTACTTGGTTAACGAAGTTGATGAACATGTTCTTACGTACTCCGTAGCCTTGCAAAGAAAGGGTACCATCCGCTTTCTTCATCTTCGGATTCGCTGCCATAATCGCCTTATCCATAAAAGAAAGCATCTTTCCGGCAGTATCAATCACAATAGTGGAAAACTCCTTGATTTCTTCGGACGAAAGTACCTGGTTCGTCTCGTCCCAGCTTGTAATCTGGACGGTCGGTACACGATGGGCGGCATTGACACGGTGAATACCGCCGTCATAATCGAACAATACCGGATTGGGAGCCGATAATGCAAGAGTTGTTTTTCCCATGCCAGGTTGGCCGTAAATCAGTGCTGACAAGGTAGTCTTAACGGTCAGCTCGTTAGGTCTTTTGATAAGTCCCATAATAGAAAATATTAAAGTGGTTAATAAAAAAATAGCCAAAGGAAAGCCCCGAAGCGTATTCTCCGGGGCGCAAACGACAAATACTCCTAATCCTATCCGATTTCGCATTACCTTTCAGATAGAGTCAACGGCTAACCGATGCCGCGCGGATGATTCCCTGCGCTATCTTCGCCCTACTCTCGGACTAAAAGCGGATTTTCTCTCATAAAGGCTTGTAGAAACGGATGGATTCGAACCACCGACCGCCGCTTGTGGTGCTCTCCCATTAAGCTAAGAATCTACTTGAGAGAATCGAACTCTCAACCTTCCACCACACACAGTGCTCTATCCACTGAGCTACGTTCCCAGAATAGATGAACTATTTTCACAAACCGTTCACCTTGAAACACAAACAAAAAATAAAACACGACAAAACTACTAAATAACCCTCTCTTGGATTGTGGACGTTGACGGACTCGAACCGCCAATCTCCTCAAATGAGTTGTGTTAGCCATTACACCGAACGCCCATATTTGCCTACCATATCTTCACAGACTGGGCAGGCAGGTCAACAAAGTTGCTCCCGGATAGGCGGTCAAGCCACACCGGGATAGTCACTTAAAACAAAAGCAAAATAAAAACTTAAATGAGGACTCTCACCTCACGTTGTCCTTTACAACGGAATTATAGATTAAACAATAAAAAGCTTGTGGACAATGCGGGATTTGAACGCCGCGACCTGTACATGAAACCTTTAAACAATACCATGACAAATTACCAATACTAACTACATGTACCGCTCTACCAAGCTGAGCTAATTGCCCGTGTCTGTCCCTGCTCTCACGAGTAGAGACAACTCCCATGTCTAATTCTAAATCAATCTAATTATGTGTGAAACACTTCCTCCGCTGAGGTCTATATCTTGAACACCTTTTTCAGGACATTGTGATAAAACCAATACGAATACACAAGGCCAAAAAGGTTTATACCATAATTCCAGTCTCCCGTTACCGAGTCTACATCATTAAACATCAATAAACATGGTAGTGCCAATACGTTAAGCAGTAGCACGTTTATAATGATTCTTCTTTTCATTGTTCTTTCCCTTTCTTACTTTTGCAAAGCTCAACACATCCGAAGCATTGTAATAGCTTCTCCCATTAGATTTATACTCAACTCTCACTCTTTGAGTATTTACCAACACTCTTAACCTGCCCGGACCTCCTACTATTTTTTCAGATTCTCTCTTTGGAAAAGTGCGAGAATCCATAATAGTGAGGATGTCTGCCAATCTCGCCTCCGCTGTCCCGTCAATCAACATGGAACTGCGTAAATCACCATTCACTTCGTATATCATACCGTTAAAAAATAAAGTCGTTATTATTCTTTCGGCCAGTCCTTATATATCGCATAGCTGTCCGTACCCGTGATGGTATTCTCATTCTCCGTAAATCAATATCATTGCAAGTGACCTGCATCAATAAGAATAGAATGGAGAATAGGAATTCAAGCCCGTGTCTGCGTAATTCCTTCAAATCAAAATCACGCTTAAGCCTATCGCAAATCATATACAGAAGCAGTTCCGTATCTTTGGAAATACCCAACTTCCGGTATATCGTTCTTTTCTGGGTCTTGACAGTCCAAACCGATTTATTCAGATTGCCCGCCACCTCCTTGTCGGCAAGCCCCTTGCAGTACTCATTCGCGACAAGCAGTTCCGTAGGAGAAAGGGAAATCATCATGCGACCCTTTCCACATCAAAAATACCTTTCCTCTTGTCAACCTCCCCTACTTTCCAGTCAGCATCCTCAACGCAGAACTCCAATCTCAATCGGGGGATAATTGTCCCCTTTATGGAATTATACGCCTTAACCGGAAAAGTTAGAACTTCCCCTACCTCCATATCTCTCAAAGCCGGAGTGTAGTTTTCTGTGATTATTCGCTTTTTCATCGCTATAAAATTTTAATGATTAGTATTTGAGCTCTCCCGAGCCAATCTGATTGGCGGCATCACGCTTTATTCGGGAGATTTACTTAACTTTGCATTGCCACATTTAAAATTAAGTAAGTATGAGTAAATTCATTGAAATCCCTGTTAACGGGGAAAATTGCATCATCAATCTTGATGCAATTCAGAGTGTATGTCCTCTAAAAGGAGGTGGGTGTGAAATCTACTTCCTTGAAGGAGCCTTGAAGAGTGTCAAAACCCAATTTCCATATTCCGAGTTACTAAAACTCATTTGGGTATAATTACTTCTTTTCTGTATATCGGGATTGAGAATAACTTGATAATTACTATGCAAGGTTCTCTCCCGGTATCACTCTTACTGACAAACCCGCTATTTGCAGGAAGTATTGTCACTTGCTTTTCTATAATTGCTTTCATAAGTTCGTTTTTACTCACGTTTATTAAATTATTTACTCCCCTCTCTATAGTTCATTCAGAAGAAACGCATCTTCACCATTTTCTGTCTTCACCTCTGTAATTAGGGTATAAGCTGTAGAAACCAATTGAAACATCTCAGGGTGTCTCCTTATGAGTTTAGTATTAAGGTAATTCCTCCACCCTTTGTGATAAGCATAATACATCAAAACACCTCATTTATTCCACACACACGTTATTATTACTCTTAGGGAGGTATGAATAGATTTAAGTTTATCATCATTACTCATTTCAGTTTTAATTAATGTTTGTGCCCCAATAAGCTCTCTCTGCTCTTCTCACCGGAGTTATCAGCTACTGTACTTCACTGCATGACCGTTCGGGGCATGTCGGCTTCCTATTTCGCACCGTTGCAAATCTTTCGCTCGTTCTGAACTTCCATTCAGACATCATCGCAAATTCTTGCTACTCCGGGTATCTCTCGCGTCCTCTATGCTGGGATTGAGGGTAAGCGCCAGTATCGCTTTCTGGAACGGATTGCTTAGGGCAATCACTCCATCTCGTTCTCCGTCTCCCATCAAAGGGTAGGCTCAATGACCGGACGGAGAATCTTTCAATTCGCCCATGCAAGGCTTTGCACGCCACTTGCGCAAGTATTCATGTTAAGCGTACAGCTGTTCTGCATGGTATATGTAGCTGCCTTTTCTGCGAATAATTATCTTAATCGCCTACGTAACGGGAACCGAAGGCTCCTTTGCTGTTCTGATTGTAGTAAGCTGAAGCTGGAGCGTTGCAGTAATCATAAGAACTTCTTCTTTCCGGTCGTACCAAAGCTGCTTTCATTACTTCTTTCTCAGCCTTTCTCGCTTCTTCATCAGCAACACGTTTCTTTTCGTCAGCCCAAGCGAGTTTCAAGCAATCACCGAAAGTCTGTACACCGTGAGTAAGCTGGTATAGCTTGAAATACTTTCTGTATATCTCGTGAGCCGCTTTCATAATCTTGTGTAAATCGTACTTTTCCATTGTCTTACTCCTTTTTAGGTATTACTTTAATTTTGCCAACTCAACTATTTTTCATTATTTTGTAGTCGTTGTTGACGTTGATGTTGCAAAGATACTTCTTTTGAAGTTACAACAAATACAATTGAAGTATTTTCTTCATCAATTTTATATTAATTAACATTCAATTGAAGTAAAATGCGGATTGAAAGCATAAATGAAAGGATTAGATATATTGCTGAACAGCTATATGGAGGCAATATAAATGAACTATGCAGGGCTATCGGAGTGAAACAAGCCACCATGAGCAACATCGTTGCAGGTAGAATGAGCAAGCCTTCATTTGAAGTAATTAGTGCTATAATCGAAAATACTTCAATTGACGCATATTGGCTAATTACAGGCAAGGGTACCGCAATTAAAGAAGTAGATACTTCTACTGAAACAGTTACTGCTTCTGAACAGACTGACAAACATTATATTGAGTGCATCCAAAACCTTTCAGAAGCAAGCAAGAAAAATGCAGAAGCCAATATACTCAATGCAGAGGCTAACAATAGGAATAGCCAGAATTTGGAGAAATTGATTTCGTTAATTGAGAAAAAATAGGATATGAAAGTAAGTTCTAATCATATATTATGGAGCATTGCATTCATAAGCCTATTACTTAGCATAATATCATTGTGTAATTCATACCCGCGCACATCAGAGTTGGAATTTGATTACTTAGGTGTTATTATTGGAGTATTATCTTTCTTGGTTGCTTTTGTAACTATAATTTTCGGATATAATATATACGGTCTAAAGAAGGACTTGAAAAAAGAAGTATCTAACCAAATCGACAATGCAAAAATACAATTAAAAGTAGAAATTGAAAGTTTAGGAAATGAAGTTAGTGGGAATATGTTTTTTAGAGTTGCTGAATCTGAATTTAATAACAAACAATATGATTTAGCTTTTCAGAATTATGTTTTCGCAGCATATAATTTCAATCTGTACGATTCAAAGTTGTCAACTATTGAAGTATGCATAAATAGATTAAAAGATATTATCAAAAAAGTACAAAAAAGCGGAAAAGGATTCGAAATGTTATCAAGTGACAAGCGTTGTTTGTCTCAATATCTTACAGAGTTAGACAGAGAAGAAACAAATGAAATACAAGAATTCATTTATAAGAATATCGTGAATTTTTAACGAGATAAATAAAAATAGTAACTGATAATATAACCATATCTATACAATGGAAGAAATCATAATAAGAATCCCTGTATTCAAAACTCAAACTGAACAAGAAGAGGTAGAATTATTTAATGCCAATATAGAAGGTATGGTTGATTCTGCATGTACCAAAATAAATGAGTATAAATGTTCTTCTACAAAGAAAATTACAATTACTAATGATTTCAAGCATTTTACTCATGAGGTTGTAAGTATTAATGCAACTAAAGAAAATCTTAATGGAAGCCCTGTCATGTTTATGCAAATGTCTGCTCATAAAACCAATATGAGAGATGGGTATATAGAAAGCCCAGAAATTAAGAATACCAAAATTTCTGTAACACAAAACGTTAAAATTGGAAGTGAACATTATTATGTAATAATGTACCCTATGTTGCAAAGAAAAGGTAACTATTACAGTAGATTTTGGTATCTTTTTCTGTATGATGACCCCGAAAAGAATACTCCTGATTTCATCAGAATTGTTAAAACAGTTATCAAAGAGGTTTTAAACACGAAGACATCGCACTTGAAACCTAAAGAATTTGAGGATGAAATTAAAGTGTATAGCGGATATACAATGAAGGCATGTTTTCAATCAATAGAAACTCTTAGTGATGATATATATGATAAACGCTTTTCAAATCAGTTTGTAAGCGGACAGACTAATAGTAAAACCTATATTGAATATAAAGACCTTTCATATGAGGATTTGCAAGAAATTATAAATAATGATTCCGATTTGACCATAGAAAAGAAAATATTCCATATATTTAGTGCCAAGAAATCTTATAAAGTTAGCAAGACGAGAAGAAAAGAAGTGCTTAAAGCCAAGGATGAATATAAACTGCATATCGAAAGCAATTATAATTATTGTACTAACATATCTGAAGATGAATTCAATAGCAATAAAATGTATGATAAGACGTTTATATTAGAAAAAATGGAACCTGTAATTGTAAACTGTTTAAGCTAAAAAATGAATACACTCATTAATGACATATGTAGCTTCAGTTTGTCCATCTTTGGAATAGGGATAACATTGTTCACTGTCATATATTCATTTATTTCTAATAAACGAGAATATATGAATGAAATTTCTCATATCATTACTTCTGGTAAGGCGTGTCCTGAGACAAAGGCAAAATATATTATAGCTGAAAAATATATCCAGAAGCAAAAAAGAATAAATGCAATAATATTGAGCGTTACTATTGCATCATTTGTAGTTTATACATTATGCCTATTATACTTGCATATAGCATCTGATAATATTGTTCTAAAAGATATTATCATAGGACTTGCAATTATTCTGATATTGTCATTGTGCATTGCATTATCAATGTTTATCTCTTCCTATTTGAAATATATAAAATAGGTTTCAATTATTTTGCTTATTTACACAAATATGGTTATGGTATCAGAACGCCATAGCTAATACTATACAATAAAAT